TAAAGCGGAGCAATCACATCAACCGGCTTAAACGAGTTCATTGTGAACGGAATAAAGTTAGTAGCGGCAACGGCAGTACCCTTAGTGGTTTCCTTTGCGATACCTAAGTAACTTTTGACGGATGGTAATGCAAGTGTCATTTATTCATCTCCTACTGTTGGGGCTGGCTTGGTTGCTGGCTTGCTTGAAACATTGTCTGCGCTGAAATCATCCGGCGCATCAAAACTATCTCCGGGTTTAACGGTTACCGCGATACTTGGGAAAGTGCGCTCATCTGTGCCGGTATATGTGAACTTCATTATTTTCCTATCCTTGAATCATCTGGGTAACATCAAAACGGATAATGCCCCAAGTTTCGGTTGCGGTGCCTTTAGAAGATTTAGGCTCACCGAAGTCTCCGGTGATTTGTGGTTCTGCGCCTTGCCATACAAGTACGCCCGACGGATCCCCGAATTGGTGGTCAGAGCGAAGGCGGGCAATAAGGTTATCTACGACATTATCAAAGTCAGCCATAGCATCTTCGGCGTTAAGTTCCATAGAATGATGAAAGAGCTGAATAGCTACGGTGTAGTCAATACGCTTAATACCGCTGTATTTACCGCCGATACCTAAACGGTTAGAGCGAGATGATTCAATAGCAATTACTGCGGCGCAACGATTCTTTTGAGAAGGTAGCGCGTTCACCTCGAAGTTAATACGCTTCGGAAATGAGGTAAATACTTGGTTGATTCCATCTACATTAGGCGGCGCTATAAAGGTTGCAAGTGTCGAGCGAGCCTCTTTGCGACCTACGGACATTAACGCACTCTCCTGTACGGTTGTAGGAGTTCTTTAGCAAGCGCAATTTCATCGCTTAACTTATCTGCGCCCGGGACTCCGTGAGAAGCCGAGGTAGAGATAGCCATAGTCATAGAAGAATCTCCGCGAACCTTTAAGAAGGCGGTGGTAACGAGGATAGTCGCTTCTTTAATAGCTGGCGGGAGAGCCGAGATAGAAACCCGGTAGCGTGGTCATATCCAAGGGGCGATACAAGAGGAACGGTTGTAGATCCGAAAGTATAAGTTGAATCCACCATGACATTTTCGCTATTCATGCCGTCATAAATTTTAAGCATATTCCCGGCGAGAATTCCGGTTGCATCTTTAACGGTAAGCGTGAACTGCCCTGCCGTAGCCGTGTTAATTAAAGTATTTGCGTAACCGGCAACATAAGTGTATTTAATAAAAGTCTCTACGCGTGGGCTAGTTGGAAATCCAAACTGTAATGGCCCTTGTGATGAAAAGGTTGTGGAGAGACTCGCGTAATTAACAATAATTTGAGAATCTTCAATCCACGAAGTTGAGCAATCGCCAAGTGTTTGTAGCGAAGTAGAAGGGTTGCCGTACTGAAAAGAAGTAAGCGCGATAATAGGGCTGTAGCGTGGGTGAAAGCGAATAGTGCCGTCTGATGAAATTCGTGTGCGCTGTTGTTCTTGCTCGTAAGTAGCGGCGAGAACTTGATTGCACCAAGTATCTACCCAAGAAGAAGCGCGGGCAATAACATTGGTAAGTTCTGCATCCTGAACATCTGGATCCTGCGAATTAAAAACTAGGTTAGAAATATCTATGGCGGTTGGCGCACTCTTAAACTCGTCTAAAGTGAGATAAGGCGTAGAGAATTGGTGCGTTGTCCCTGTATAAGCGTTACTCATTTATTTCTCCACACTTTCCGCATTTTTTGAAGAATGAACCGAACCCGCATTTAACGCAGGTATATCCGTTAGTAGGGTTATAAGCCCCCGAGGTACTAGCGACCCCTAAGCCCTCAGCCTTCAATTTCTTAGCTAACTTCGGATCGTTAATATGAAACAACCCATCTTTGCCAGCCTTGAGCACTCGGGTTCCTTTAGAGGTTTCTACACCGAGTTCTTTCATTCCTTTAGGTGGAATCATCCGTGTCATACGCGCCTTCTTTCTTTAATGGAAAAGCCCCGCTATTTCTAACGGGGCTTAACCTTTACTTAATTAAGCAGATACGATACCTGAAACGACACCGTTCCAAGCAGGTGCGTAGCACATAAATGCTCCGCGATAGTATGTGCTGAATTCGTAAGCAAACTGTGTTACAGGCCATTGGATACCCATGTAATCTTGTACGAGAACATTCGCCCAAACATCTGAAACCTCAGTATCAGGAATTGGAAGAGTGTAAGACAAGACAGGAGCAACGCCCTGTGGCAACCAAGGGTGAACAGTAAGATCAACGAGCTTGCCTGTAGTTTCGTTATGGATTGCTCCAATAACTGCGCCACCGACATAATCGCCTGTATCTGTCTGTGAGAGGTTCAAACGGTAATTAGCTGTTGAACCATTCTTGATTGAATCAGACAACTGGCGGCGATCCGCACCGTTAAGAAGAACCTCATCTGGGTCTGCCTTAACTGCATCGTAAAGTGTGCCGAATACTGTCTGGAATTCTACACCCGGATTAGAGGTAGAGAATGTTGTGTTGATTTCGTTGATAGCACCTGAGTTAGCACCAAGAACGGTAGCAAGAATACCATCGTAACCTGTTGCATAAGCAGATGTATCACCTGTGATTGTTGAAGCAAGTGTTCCTGTTGTATTGAATACAACATTGTCTCCGAGAGTAGAAGCACCTGCACCGTTGATGTAACCAGTAAGACTTGTGATACGACCTACATAGTGAGCGTTAGCTGCACCTGTTGAAGTACCGACATAAATCTTTGTACCGATTGCGCCAGCGACATTGTTCACAACAATTTTAACAACCTGTCCGGTTGTGATTGCTTGTGAAGCAACTGTTGAAAGAACAGACTCACCAAATGCGCCAGCATCAGAAGTTGCATAGACATAGTAAGTAGTTCCGTTTGTAAGTCCAACTTGTGAACCTGTTGCTGAAACCGCTGAAAGAGTAACTGTTGGAGCCGCGAGTGCACCAGAGAAACCAGAAGCAGTACCGCGTGACATAAGCATCATGCGTTCTTCCATCAACATTGTTGCGTAAAGTGTTGATGTTGAAGATAGCTGACGGAGATCTTGGTAACCAAGACCTGAGAAGTTAGCATCGAATGAAACGCTATCTGATAGAGAGTATGAGCTGTAAGGAATTACAATGTCATCGGCTGTATAAGAAATCTTTGGGCCACGCTCGTAAGCGATTGAACCAAATGTTGTAGTTGTTGTTTCTGTGATTCCTGGCCAAATGTTTCCTTGTCCACCTGTACCTGTACCTGTGTAACCTGTAATGCGCTTGATGCGGTGTGAAGTACCGACACCCTTCTTACGCACAATCTTGTTACGGAGAGGTGTTGGGCGTGGTGTTAGGAGCTTCGCTGGTGCTTCGAGATCGAAAGCCGCGAAAGATGTTGATAGAGGAACAGTAAGAGAAATATCTTTTACAATATCCGCTGTCGCTGTGCGTTGTGCCGCAAGAGCGTTATTAAGCGCGCCTACTGCATCTGGTGAGAGTGACTTGTTAGCAACGAGAGCTTCGATTTGAGAAGCTGGATCCGCTACTGGAGCCTGTCCCGGTGTAGTTGAAGGGTTAGAGAAAGACTTGTTGAGTTCTCCGAGGTAAGCCTCTTGGAGTTCTGCCGCTTTCTTTGGCTTCACTTCACCGAAAAGGTCTGTTGCTGATGGCATCTGTGCCATAAGGGTAGTTCCTTTCGTTAAGTGTGTTATTCGTTCTCTGTCGCTACAGGCAAGCCACCCTTAGCTGAAAATTCAGCATAAAGAGCGGAGTAACCCTTGCGGAGAACGGGATCAGTTGTCGCATCTGCCTTAGCTTTATAAGTTGAGGCTTTTACGAGGTATTCGTTTGATTGTGCGCCAGAGATTGTCGCGGTGCGCTTTGGGCCACCGGCAACGCTCTTGGATAGTGCCGTTGCTAGGTCGGCTTCAAGTTTTACTGACTTCTCAACCGCAGACTCTTTATCTACGCGCAAAGAAGCAATCTCAGCTTCAACCGATTTCATAGCACTCTTAACGGCTTTCTCGACAACATCCTCAATAGAGGCGGTGTCATCTGAAGCAGGAGCCTCAGAAACTTCAGGTGTCGCTTCTTCTGCGACTTCTTCTGCCACAACTTCTTCGGCAGGGACTTCGGCAACATCATCGGCTTCAACAGATTTAGGAGTTTCATCTGGTGTAACGATTTCCGCTGTTGTTACATCTGTACGCCCGTGAGCATCGGCTGGTTTATCGCAACCACACTCAAGGCACTTAGATACGGACTTTTCAGCCGCCATACTGCATTTGCACATTTTAGAATCGCAACCCTTATTTTCACCGCAAGAGTCACATTCGCAACCGCAAGAATCTTCCTTGACTACTTCTGCATCTGCGGCAAGCTCGATTGTATTGAGATCCGGAGCGGCAACTTCGCCTTCTTCAACTTCGCCCTGATACCAGTTGCGGAGGTGCTTGAGAGCATCAAGAAGGTTCTCGATTGAGTCGCGCTCGCTATTGTCGGCTGTAATTTCGCCAGCCTCTACGATGATAAGGTCAGCAATCGCCTTGATAGCGGTTTCAAACTTATCCTTATCGAATTTCACGGTGTCTGGTGTCAAAGACTTAGCCAATTCCGTGATTTGCTTAATTGTTTCCATCTTTGACCCTTTCTCGGTCTTTTCCACGCTCTTAGCAAGTTCGCTAGGAAGTGGTGCTTTATATTCGTGCAGTTCTTCAACTTGCACCAATGATGATTCGCCATCTACGGACTTCGCCATAATNAACTTAGCGTTTGGATTAGCTGGGCGATCCACAAGAGAGACTTCGATAATCTGCCCGTCAATGATTCGGCCATTAACAGCTTTAGTATCGCGAACAACACGAGGTGATTTAATTCCTATTGAGAAGCCTTTAAGAACTCCTGCTTCCACTTTCTTAACGCTAACAGGATCAACAACGAGAACGCTAATATAGTGACCATCGCTTTTNGTTTCATATTCTTTAGCAACTCCTGCCGCAATATTAGAGTGTTGTTCGCGGATATTTCCGCCGGACTTAAACCATTGTGGCATAGCAGTATCTAGCCAAGTAGGGTCGCAGATTTGCTGATCCATGTCTATTGAATCATCGGTTGCCTTGCCATAAACCATAAGCGAGCCATCTTCTTGCTTCTCGCTCTTAGTAATAGCGGCATACGCACTAGCGAAGTCTATTGCCATATTTATTTCTCCTTAGATACCTGAGTAAGTAATTACAACTGCTCCAGCGGCGGTTCCTGCTGCTGATATTGCGTAAACTTTATCGCCGGGGTTACACCATAATTGAAAAGTTGTACCGGCAGTAATCAAATGACCTTTAGTTGCACCAGAAGTAGNNATTGATGAATCACCAATCCAGATAGAAGCAGAATCGCCATTTTGAATTTGAACTGCAACTCCGCGCTGAATTCCAGCGGCAACGGTACAAATTAAAGTGGTAGTAGTTCCTGCGGTTGCGTTGATATGGACAAGTGCCATTTATATCTCCTTAGTTTCTTTTGCGAGCCAAACGGGTGCTTCTGTCATTCCTAAAAGCCACATAGCAAATAGGCGGTGGTGACCATCAAGAATGATGAAAGCTCCATCACGCTCGATAACAAGAGCAAAATTACGATTAGGTGTTACAGCCGCGCCCATAACCTTAATATGATTCTTAACCTTTTTACGGCGCATATAGTTATCGGTGCCAGTTAAGTCTTGTAAAGGAATAAGCGCAAGGTCAGCATCATCCCAAATATTCGGATTAGCCGTTGGCGGAAGAACTGATTGCCAAGGAGACTCGACATACTTTTCAGGATCTAAATCGTGAGGTAGGTCAATAGGATTGGGAAGAATAGCCAAGCGAGAAAGAGCGCGCTCTACTTCCATTTCGGAAGGAACAAATTTAGTAATATCGGGAGTAACCGCTAGTTGAACATCGGTAGAGATATAGGGAGCTATATCGCACATACAGTTAGGGTGTACGGGAGCATCTCCGCTAGGCCACGATTCTTCGATAGAGATAGGGGATACATCTTCGTTAGCGGCGCACTCATCGCAAGGGTCGGCTACAAGCCATTCGAGCATTTCTACGCCGGAATCGCGATATTGAGCAAGTTCGGATTGAACTACGGCGCGAGACATTTCTGTTTGCGCGATAACGAGTGCTTGCTGAGGGTCATTAACAACTTGATCTACCATAACCGCAACCTGCTTAGGCGTTACGCCTTCGGCAAGAGCGCGAGATAAAACGGTACCAATACGGTCTAANTTTGTGTTAGATATGCCGTCAATCGTTATTGCGGCATTGTCCATAAGGGTTCTTAAACCGCCTTTAGGGGCGAGAAGTTCTGCGGCGGCTTGATTGCCCGGCTTCCAAGTATTCCAGTCCACTACGCCCACGCGAGGGGCTTCTATGGCCTTGTTGCGTAGCTTGTGTGCAAGAACATAACGGGCGGCAGTATTACCTGTAACCCAACCATCGGCGTAAAGTCTTTTGAGAGTTTCTACAAGAGGCTTCTTATCTATGACAATATGAATACGCGCCCAGTCTCTAGCCATAGCTGGGGTTACTTCGCCACCGGCGGGATGAGTCTCCGCGAAAGATTGCGCAACTTGTTCGGAGTCAATAGCTACTTGGAAAGCGGCGCGAATTTTATCCGCGTTCTTTGCCGCTAATCGAACGATTGCGCCTTTCGCCGGGGATTTCATTAGATCCCCAAATAGCGTTCAGCGTACCAGCGAGCACCATCGAGGTCTTTAGCCTCTACGAATTTGTTGAGGGTTTCTGCGTATGTCGCTTCGACTTTCTCAAAGTTAAAACTACGAGAGGTGTTTCCTTTTCTAACCCATCGAATAAAGGTGCGTATTTCTTCTTGAGCAGACTTGTTGGCCTCTGGCTTTTCGGCACTATCTTTAGCCGGTACGGGCTTTTGAGTAGCCGTAGGTTCCACTCCAGAATCATTAGTCTGAGCCTGAGTTTGTTCGACAATATTACCGCTTTCATCAAGAGTTGTTCCGGCATTTACTACGCCGTCAGGACTAAAGAATAGAACAGAATTGCCCGCTACGAGGAATGGCATATCAGCTTCGGGTGTATCAAGAAGTGGTAAGCCCTTCTCTGCGCGAGACTCATTAACGGTAATTCCAGCACCTCGGCGTTTAATATCATCACGCTTTGCGCCAGACTCGTCATCGTTAATATCGGCAGGGGCTAGGCGAAATTCAAGTTCGCGAGGCATACCTAGCCAGCGATAAGAAAGTGCTGAGAGTTGAGCCGAGAACCATTTAGCGGTTGGAGTAATACCAATTTGTTCGGCTGACTCTGACTCGCCTTGCTGGTGCCCGCTTCCGCCTAAGCCACCCTTTTGAGAGTAACCAAGTTCGGTAGGAAGAACTCCGAAATGTCCGGTGATAGAAGTAATAAGGTAATCGTCTAAGCGATCTGAGAACTTCTCGGAGTAACCGGCTTCAAAGTTCATTTTTCCGCCGGGAACGAGAATACGCAAACGATTGCGCTGTTCTGTTTGTCCCGCAAGGTCATCGTTGTAAATGTTTTCGTATTGGCGGATTTGCTCTGGAGTAAGTTGTGCTGACTCNGGCATTTCTAGCCAAGACTTCGGCATAGTTCCATCGGTAAATTCTGAGCGAATCCATTGCTGACGGCGAAGGTAAATATCAGCCATAGGCAAAGCGCGCTCTGTAGGTGAATAACCATAAACAGAATTAGCTCGGCGATTGCGAACGAGGTAAGCCAAATCNTCGGAGGTGAACTCTCCATCGGCGGCTTCATCGTCAATAGTTGCGTTAAATTCCGAACGAGGGAATCCGTAAAGAATTTGTTGGAACGCTGGCCCCATAGCGGGATCCGGGCGCATACCTCTATCATCTAAGAGAGGCTTGATAGTGGAGCCATCGAGAATCTGTAATCCGCGAATTTCTCCGCCTACTGTTGATTGAGGCCAAATAGCGAGCGCATCGAGCACATCTACTTCTTCGATAGCCATAGAAAGCCAGTCGGTAAAGTTTAATCCGTTGGAAGGGTCTGGAGTTTCCCAGAACTTGCGAAGGCGAGCGATTTCCGGTGCGAATTGTTCGCGGGCTTTTGCCATAGCTCGTAGGTGGTCTCCACCTGATTCTGCAATAATTCTTTCGGTAGCCGCTTGGCTAAGAGTAATATCCCAGTTTAGCCCAGTAAGTTTGGCCTTCCGAACTTCAATGCAACGGCGCAAGATGTCTATTTGATCTGCGGCGGCTCGTAGTGTCTTGAAAGGCACTAGGCGGTTTTCGGTGACATTGATGTTCTGCGCTACGGTAAATTCATAACGGCGTGGATCTGGTCTGCCGGTGCTTGGGTTAAGAGGATTAAGCGCGCCCGGAATTAAAGGTAANCCCGGAGCGAATGGAACGCTTGCAAGAATAGGATTGCGAGGAAGTGGCGTTGAAGTTCCATATCCGTACTGATTCTGAGCNATACCGCCGGTGGAGCGCATTTGAGCTTCGGTCATAGTATTCGCGCCAGCAGGTAGTCGTGGAGACTTGTCTAATTGTTCCGCAACGGCTTTGGCAAAGCGATCTAAAAGACCCACATTGTCTCCTTATTGGTAATGTACGGCTATGAACTTAGTAGAGAAGGCAGTTTTACAAGGTGGCAAATTAGCACCGCTTGTAATCCCTAATGCTATCGGTGCGATGAACCCATCCGTGTTTATTGACGATGATGGCGATATTCTTGTTAATGTGCGTGTCGTTAATTACACGCTCTATCACTCAGAAAACAATCAACGCTTTCCTTCACGGTGGGGGCCACTCTCCTATTTACACCCGGAGAAAGACCAACGCCTTGTTACTGAAAATTATGTATGCCGACTTAATAGCGAATTAGTTATGACCGATTCGGCTAAAGTCGAAATGCTCGAGCTACACGCTCCGCAATGGGANTTTGTAGGCTTAGAAGATGCTCGCCTCGTTCAATGGGATGGAATCTATTACCTCGTAGGAGTTCGCCGAGATATGGACACTATTGGAACGGGTCGAATGGAATTAACCGAGGTTGAGATAGATAAAGATAATTTTTTTGTCCGCGAGATTTCCCGTAAGAGAATTCCCGCGCCCGCGCCCGATACTTCTTATTGCGAAAAGAATTGGTACCCGGTTAATGATAAGCCGTATCACTTTATTAAGTGGACTATGCCTACCGAGTTAGTCTATGTAAAAGAAGAAACTCAACAAGTATTTGTACGCGAGACGATTACGCCACCGGCTGACCAACGCGGATCGAGTCATCTTATTCGTTGGGGCAATCATTATATTTCGATTAGCCACGAAGTGAATCTATTTAAGAATTACCTGCAACAAAAGGATGCAATTTATCGCCATCGGCTTATCCTTTGGGATGAGCAGTTAAATATCGTAGGTCTATCAAAGCCGTTTAGTTTTCTTGATGCTTGTATTGAATTTTGCGTAGGAGCGGCAAAACTAGGTGATGACTTGCTACTATCTTTTGGCTTTCAAGATAACGCGGCATTTATATTGCGCGTACCTAATTTAGTTGTCGAAGATTTAATTTTGGAGGCGTTAAATGATTGAAAAACTTGTTGAAAATTTGTCTCGGGATCCGTTTAACCCTAGAAAAAACTTTGAGTGCGCTATGGAAT